CAAGTTTTGATTTACAATCACAATCAAAGTTTCAGATTGCATGTTTAGAACAACAAAATTTTATGCCACCAAAGATCAAAGAAGGCGATTGGCAGATTCTAATTAATGGATTATTGGCAGAGGCAAATGAAATAGAAGTGCCAGAAGAACTAACATACAAAGGACATTTCAATCAACTACTTGAATCTTTTTGTTATGGCAGAGTACAAGCACAATCGGCAGAAGAATTATTAATCGGTAAACCATGGATCGTGGATGGATTTGTAAATTTTAAAATAGATTCTTTCATAGAATTTTTAAGACAAAAAGGATTCACAAATTATTCAAAAGGTCAAATACAAGAAAGAATAAAAGAAATAAATAATGGCGAAAAATGTAATAGTGTGAGAAATTTTAAAACGACAGATGGTAAGTGGAAAGCTATTCGTGTTTGGTGGGTTCCAGAAGTAAAAGAAGAAGTTGAAATACCAAAGGTAGAGTTTGAAGAGGAGGTTCCGTTTTGATAGAAGTCATCGTATCTTTTTGTATCGTTTTAGTAGAAGAGGCAAGACACAAGGGTGGAGAGTCCATTTGTAACTTTTATAACCCTGGCATTGTGTTTGAAAATAGAAAGCAATGCATTAATGAAAAAAAATTAATAGAAGATTATGTTGTGGAGGAGTTCTGGAAGATACGTCCAGAGGCAGTAAGAATATTTGCGAAAGGAGTATGCACACATGGTAAACGCACGGGAAGAAACAAAGGCAGAGACAGAGAATGAAATTGCCATATTCGGGCCACCAGGTACGGGTAAAACAACGACACTTTTAGATATTATGGAAAAAGCCATTGCCGATGGTATCATGCCAGAGAGAATTGCTTTTTTATCTTTTACAAGAAAAGCTGCACAAGAGGCTATTGATAGAGCTTGTTTAAGATTTAATTTAGATCCAAAAAGATTTCCTCATTTTAGAACACTGCACTCTCTTGCTTTTCGTTGGGTAGGTATGAAGTCAGAAGATGTAGTTAAACCAGCAGATATGAAATTAATAGGTAAAAAACTAGGAATAGCTTTTCAAAAAGAGGGTAATTTAAATATAGAAGAAGGAGACTTATACCAACCTGGGACAAGTGATGGAGATAGATACTTTCATATATATAATATGTCTAGAATAAAAGGAACTGAACTCATGGATGAGTTTGATAAGTTTGACGATAAAACTTTGCACAGATCATACATGTCAGTTTTTAAAAGAGCATACGAATCTTTTAAGGAGAGTAAAAATAAAATAGATTTTACAGATATGCTTTTAGAGTTTTTAAAACAAGGCACGGGACCAGACTTAGATTTATTAATTGTAGATGAGGCACAAGATTTAGTTCCAATACAATGGAGAATGGTCAAGGAATGTTTGTTACCTAACACTAAAAAAGCATATTATGCTGGGGACGATGATCAATGTATATTTGATTGGGCAGGCGCAACTGTGCATAATTTTTTAGATTCTGCGAAAAAGACAATAGTTCTTGATAAATCATTTAGAGTTCCTTCAGAGATACACAGTTTTGCAGAGTCAATAATTAAGAAAGTTGGTGTGAGAAAAAATAAAAGATGGAAACCTAGAACTGAAGCTGGAATAGTTTCTTATTATTTTGATGTTATGGATATTAATTTTAACGAAGGCGAGTGGTATGTTCTTGCAAGAACAAACAGAATACTTTCGGAGGTATCTACTAAACTACAAGATGAGGGTTACATGTTTTGGAGAGAGGGTTCAGGTTGGTCTGTTTCTGAAGGATTGATAAAAAGTATAGAGGGGTGGATGAAAATATGCAAAGGTCAAAGTTTAACAGTAAGAGAGTGGGTAGACTTTTCAAAGAAAACAAGAAAAGGATACATTGCGTATGGTGGCAAAAGGAAGATAGAACAGTTAGATCCAGAGAATACATACACTTTGGACGATTTATTAAACAGCGAACTAGGTTCGGTATTGAACTTAGATAAAGAAAAAAAATGGTATGAAGTCTTGAATGTTACAGACAGTCAAAGAATATATATTACATCGGCAAGAAGAAGAGGAGAGTTTATACTAACAAAGAAACCTAGAATAAGACTATCGACTATACATAAATCAAAAGGTGGAGAGGCAGACAATGTTGCATTAATTCTTGACTGCCCTAAAATAATAAAGGAAAAAGGAAACGAAGATAGTGAACATAGGATCTTCTATGTTGGTGCAACTCGTGCTCGTAAAACTCTTCACATCGTTGAACCTAAAGATAAGAATGGATATGAATTATGAAAAAAGACAGAGACTATTTTTTAGCAGAAGCTCAAAAATTAATTAAAGGTCCCAGAGCAAAAGATTATGGGCCAGTAAAAAAGAATCATCAAAGAATAGCAGACATCTGGACTATTCTTTTGGATAAAAAATTAAAGGAGCCAATTACACCAGAGGAAGTTGTAGCCTGTATGGTTGGAGTTAAAACTGCTAGACTAGCAGAGGATATAAACAAAGATGATTCTTGGATAGATATTATAGGTTATGCTGCTCTTGGAGGCGAAATAATTAATGACAAGTAAGCAGTATCATTTTATTGATCAAGACATAAAAGATTTATCTTGGGGTAATATAGACTTTGATTGGTCTCCTCCAAGTGACTTTCCAGACCTAACTAAAGCATCTAGAATAGCTGTGGACTTGGAAACTAGAGATCCTAATCTTATAAAGTTAGGGCCTGGATGGTGTAGAAAAGACGGATACATAATTGGTATAGCAGTCGCTGCAGGTGATTTTCAAGGTTATTATCCCATACGACATGCTCAAGGTAATATAGATTCAAAGTTGGTGTTTAACTGGTTTAGAAAACAAATGGATACACCACACATACCAAAAATATTTCATAACTCTATGTATGACGTTGGATGGTTAAGGGCAGAGGGAATAGAAGTCAAAGGTCCCATATTAGATACAATGATTATGGCTCCACTGATTGATGAAAATAGAAGGTTCTATAATTTAAATAGTCTCGCTATTGATTATTTAAAAGAGTTTAAAAACGAAAAAACTTTGAGACATGCTGCAAGTGAGTTTGGTGTAGATCCAAAATCAGAGATGTATAAATTACCTGCTAAATATGTGGGTGCGTATGCAGAACAAGATGCTGCCGTTACTTTAAAATTATATGATCACTTTGTAACTCTTTTAGATAAAGAAGAATGTACAAGTATATTTGAATTAGAAACATCTTTACTACCCGTTATTCTAGACATGAAAACAAAAGGGGTACGAGTTGATCTAGATCAAGCAGAAAAAACTAGAAAACAAATGGCAACTCAAGAAAAGAAGTTACTTGATGAGATAGTCAAAGAGACTGGTGTTGCGATTGAACCTTGGGTCAGCACATCTATAGCACAAGTCTTTGATTTTTTTGGACTTGAGTATTCTCGCACAGAAAAGAGCAGGTCTCCCTCTTTCACAAAACAATTTCTCTCTCATCATCCTCATCCAATAGCAAAAAAGATTGTTAAGATAAGAGAACTTAACAAAGCGAATACTACGTTTGTTGAAACAATTCTTAATCATGCTCATAATGGTCGTATACATTGTGACTTTCATCCTCTCCGTACTGACGATGGTGGAACTGTAACTGGTCGTTTTAGTTCTAGTAATCCTAATCTACAACAAATACCATCTAGAGATTTAGAAATCAAGAAGGCTATTAGAGGGCTGTTTATTCCAGAGGATGGATGTAAGTGGGGTTCTTTTGATTATGCTTCACAAGAGCCAAGATGGTTGGCACATTATTGTGCTAAACCAATGGATGGATATGTACATCCTTTGATCGAGGAAGTAGTAACCATGTATAAGGAAGGAAAAGCAGACTTTCATCAAATGGTTGCAGATATGGCAAGTATAAGTAGAAAAGAGGCTAAAACTGTAAACCTTGGAATTATGTATGGCATGGGCCGTAAAAAACTAGCAGATACTTTAGCTATAACAGAAGAAGAGGCAAAAGAATTATTAGAAACATATAATAAAGAAGTTCCATTTGTAAAAGACCTGGCAACGAGAGTTTCAAACTATGCGTCTAATCATGGAATTATAAGAACTCAACTAGGTAGAAAATGTCGTTTTGAATTATATGAACCAAGAGGTTTTTCTTCCAAAAGACCTTTACCACTGAAAGATGCAGTGAAAGAATATCAGAATGTTCAGAGAGCATATACATACAAGGCGCTCAATAGATTGATTCAAGGATCAAGTGCAGACCAAACTAAAAAGGCAATGGTCGATTGTTATGCAGCAGGTTTATGTCCGATGTTAACAGTTCACGATGAACTCTGTTTTAATATCGAAAATGAAGAGCAAGTAGACAAAATAAAAGAGATAATGACCACTTGTGTCCCCGAAGTAAGAATACCTTTTGAAGTTGACGCTGAATTAGGAGATAATTGGGG